ACTGCTGTAACTTTGTCCAATAATTGTACGATATTATTTTTTGAATGGGAACTTCAAAACCATTAAACATACGTTCAAACTGGGGTGGATAATAAAAACGAGAATTATCTTGATCATAATAGTGACCGCCAGTCCAACAACATCTAAAAACTAAACCTTCTGGTGATATGTACCACTTACCCCAATCATCCCAGACACAGTGTATTTTTCTCTCTGCTTGTTCATACTCTTTTGTCTTTTTCGAGTGAACAAACTTACCTGTTTTAGGGGCAAACACATCACGAGATGTTTTTACTGTAGAAAAGGTTGTAAAACCTGAAGTTTTTGCAAGTTCTCTTGCTTTATCAACTTGGTGTTTGTTGTGTTCGAACACAATATATTTCCAATGCACTTGTGCTCGATTAGTTGCTATAACTGATTTTGCATTAGATAGCACTGTTTCAAACTCGGTGTTGATCCGGTATTTAGAGTGCGTATCCCACAAACCATCTAAATCAAAATTTATAATATCACGATTAGTTAAAATATTGCCTACATCAGTCCAGTACTCGTAATTATGAACTCCGCCATTTGTATGAATTAAAAGGCGAGTATCTTGAGACTTAATATAAGAGATAATTTCTCGAAACTGTTTATTCATAATAGAGTCGCCAAAGTTTCCGTTCAAAACTAACCATTCAAGATTTTGAAGAAGTTCTGGATTAAACAGTTGCTGAAATCGTTCTAATGAGATTGTATAACGTGCCTCGTTTAGGTTGACACGAAGAGGTTTCCAGCGATGACAGGCAGGACATTTAGCATTACAGCGAAAAGTGAGCTCTGTTGTAAGTTGTCTGATAGATCTCATTATGGAGCAAGTGAAGTAATAGAAACAATAGTACCAGAGGGGATAGAAGCGTCTACAAACTGTACGGTATCGTTAGAGTAGTTACCAACCCAGTCTAAAGTTGAGTGTTGGCGAATACCATCAAGAGTTACTACAAGAACGTTTGAATCATTAGCGCAGTCTTGTCCAATAAAGAACACATTTGAAGTACCTAGAGCTGTATTAACATTAGTGAAAGGTACTAATATAGTAGCTCCACCAGTTAGTGCTGCTACGTTATCTTGAACTAAATCTGTATTTGCAATAACAGCTGTTACATTATCATTAGTTGTATTAAGATTAGCAGTAATTTGTGTGTAGCGAGCTTGAAGATTCACAGAAACTGATTCTGTATTTGAAGACACTGCGTCTACATTAGCATTTAGTCTAACATAGGTTACATAGTCATTAGCACGAAGTTCTACTCCTTGAGAATATACAGCGTTAGCTTCCAACCCTCGTGAAGTAACATTAGTACTTTGAGTCGCATTAGCTGCAAAACGTACTACACCGTCTTCAAGAAAATACATTCCAGTATTAGACTGATCTGCATGACCAAAACCTACAAACTCTTCTGAATGAGTTGCATCGGAACCAAAAGAGTTAGCATGAACATCTACATATGCTATTGGGTAGTGAACAGTGTTATCACCAGGAGCATCAGTAAAAATAAAGTCAATATGATCGCCATATTGTGCAAAGCCAAAAAACACGTTTGCATTAGCACCACGGTTAATCAAAATACCAGAGTCTGTTGGAAGTCCTACATCTACAGGAGTATTAGCTGCTAATAAGAGTGTGGGATCATTAACTGTTGCTGAAACAATTCCAAGATCAACTTGTGCACCCACAACAATTAAATTGCCTTCAACTGTAAGAGTATCTTGCATAGTAACAGGACCTGTAAAAGGTACTGTTCCATCAATCACACCATTTAGATTAGAAGAAATGATATCAACGTTAGATTGAACCTGATCAATATTAAGAACATTAAGTGCAACATTATCTTGCACGGTATTCACATTTGCATAGATAGTGTTCACAGACGTAGTAAGAGTAGCTATATTACTAGTAGTGGTATTTACATTATCTTGTAAGATATCAACATTAGCTTGTGTCGCAACTACATTGTCTTGTACTATATCAACATTAGCATTTACACGAATTTCAACTGCAGCAGCATTACCTGATTCTTCAAATAGATCAGTGGTAAGCGCGCCTGCCTGAATATGACGAGCTTGAATGATGCTGTTTTGAAGTTTTTCAGATGTTACAACATTTGCGCTGATAACACCTGAAGTAATTCGTGTTAATGCCATTTATACTCCTAGTTGTCAGAATCTTCTTCAAGTTCTGCAAAAAATTCTGCCAAAAAGTCTTTCTGCTCAAGAGGCTTATCATTATCGATGTTTGATATCTCACCGTCTTCAAAAAACTCTTTAATAAAGTCTTCTACTTGTTGATCAACTGATGGAGGTGCTAACAGTTCATCAAACTCTTCTTCAATGCATGCGCGATGAGCTAGAGCTTTTAAGTAATCAATAGTAGATTCATCAAGCGTGGTTGAGTCTTCGTAAATAGTTTTTGCCTCTGAAACTATTTTTTGATTTCTCTCTTCATAATATACACTAATTACATCACCGCTTACCAGTTCTAAAATTTTAGGTTCTTGTTCTCCTATTAAATCAAGAGGAATTGCTCTTGTAATTTCTACAGAGTCTTTTCCATTAGCCATATCACGATAGCTAAAGAATGCTTGTTTTTGTTTATTCTCATCAATTTGTATTTTATAAAATATCATTTTATATCTTTATCCTGTTCTAGTAAATTCACCAGTAAAACTGGTTAAATCAAATCCAGAGGTGGGTTCGCCTTTAGCATTTAGAGTAGCACCGTCTCCCCCAAAAGTTGAATAAACATCCCAGGGATCTCCATCAAAGTTTGTTGTCTGTGTAACATCATGCCAAATCCAAACAGCTCCTGGAGCTCCAGAGTTGTTAGGTCCATCAGCCACCTGATCTCCACCACCAGAACCCCAACCATAGTCTGTAGGAACCCAAGCGTTTCCTTTTGCTCCTGAAACGTGTGGATATTCTGATGCCGTACCATCTACTCGACGAAGAGGAGAACCAGAGCCACTTGCCTGACCTGATAAACCACCGAGTGCCCCACCTTCCCACTCTAACACCTCATCAGCGCCTATATTAGCAGCTGACGCTGTCTGATCTCCGTTTAAAATTTCTCCAACAGCAGTTGAGTGATTTGCGAGGATCCATCGACCTCCGCCCCCTCCTCGTATTTTAAGATATAAATCAGTCGCAAGACTTGTTTTAATTGCAGGACCACCTGTTCCGTCAAAATCATAACTTCCTGAGAGAGTAGAGCCTGCAGTAGCAACAACTTGAGTAGTACTATTGACCGCTGTTACTGTGTAACTTTGGTTGAATGAAGCTGCTGATGAATTTGAAAGAGTAAATGTATCGTCAACAGATAATCCGTGAGTATCTTGAAAAGTAATAGTAGCTGATAAACTAACGTAGGTAAATACGGTAACAAAATTACCAGTAGTAATAAAACCAGCATAAGCATGAGGCCCATGAGAAGCATCATTACGAGGTCCCCCAAAACCTCCTTGATAGGCACCTATTGTTCCAGCAGCACTTATAACGTAAGATATGTTGGTTCCAATAGAAGCACGTTTCTTAAACTTAATAAAAGCTCCTGAGTTTCCACCGTCTGAACCCTCATTACCCCACCAGCCACTAGACCCACCTCCAGTTGCCATACCAATAACCACATTACCACCAATAGTAACAGGCCAAGTGCCTCTTTCATTTACTCCTGTTAATATACGAGTATTAACAAGATCGTCACCACTTGTAACATTTTTTAAAGAACCATACTCATAGGTTAAATTAGCAGAGGTTCCGTAGGAAGATGCATAGTTTGGAATCAAAGCACCTGTGCCTGCTGAATAACCACTAACAGAAGCTCCATTTTGAAATGCGCCTCCAGAAATAGCGCCTCCTGTTATATTACCACTACCCACAATCTGTAAATTAATTCCTGCTGTATTATCGTTTTCAATAGCTGTACTTCCATTACCCGCAATATTATAGGTGCTTGCATCTAGTTTAAGAAATTTATGAGTCGAGCTATGATCAACAATAATCGGAGTAGAGATGTCAGCGGTAACAGAAAGTAACTGAATAGGAAGTTTAAAACGTCCAGCTCCCGCTTTAGTAGATAAAGTGCCTCCTGTGCTAAAATTTGTTTTATTTAATCCTTTTGCTACTGTAAACAAGTTTACTCCTATGAGGTAACAGTTTCACTAAAGTACCAATATCCTGCATCAGCATCGTAAACTCCACTTGCAAGTTGAGCTGCTGATCCAAGAGAAATACCTTGTGACCCTGCTGACCATGAAATAGTCATAGTACCGTTAGAACGAATATTTATAGTTTGTCCATCAAACTGACCGGTGCTAACAGTTAGTGTACCTGTTCCACCGTGTTTAACAAAATTGGCAATTGAAAGAGCATTGATAGATACTGTATTAGAATTTAAAATATTTTGAACATTTTGATAAATTTTTGCTTGAGTAACTGCTGCATCATTTATCTTGGCTGTTGTTACAGCTGAATCATTAATCTTTACAGTTGTAACAGCTGAATCATTAATTTTAGCTGTTGTAACATTTAAATCTGTAATTTTAACTGTGGTAACACTATTGGTTCCAAGCATTGCAGAAGTTACAGACCCATTTGTTGGTGGAATACCGATATCTTTTACGCCTGTCATAGCTGCTGAATTATCTGTAATAAGATATAGTCGAGCATTAGCAGAAATGGCACCAGAGGATGACGGAGTTGCTACAAGTTCACCTATCTCATAAGATGCAATATTAGCAGCTAAAGCTTCAATTCCGTTCTCTACTCTATTACCAATACCTACACGAGTAAAATTACCCCCAACAGGAGAAGATTTAACGTGAATAGAGTCTGAAATATAGAGTGCATTGGTTTTTGCACTTCTAAAAAGCATTCCATCTTGTTCACCTTGGTTTACGCCAGATGAAACAATATTTGTTGCAGCTGGTATAGCTGCTGATTTAAAATTAGTTAAAAGAGATCGTAGTGAATTGTTAATTTGACCTCTTGCAACGTTTAGTGATGTACCAGCTGTTGGTTCAATATAAGTATTTGAATCGACTAACGGCATTTAAACTCCTATGGCTGTAACTTGAACCTGAACAGCAGAAGCTGTCGGTACTAAAGCATTATTTTCTACGTCGTATAGCTTAAAACTAACACTAGTATTCGTACCAGCGGTGACTAAAGCTGTTTGTGCAGTAGCAGTATCAATCGGCATGATATTGATTCTTGGTCTATTCAAGAAACCAAACGTAGAGTAATCAACTTCTGTAGGTTCTGCATTATAAGTTACTGTAGTTTCAAAAATTGTTTGTTCTTTCTCTACTGTATACCTAAATTGATCTATTGTAAAGTCATATTCATCCTCCTGGGAGTTGTTTACGACAAATTTTATTTGGAACTGCCTGAATGTTCTACTTCCAGCTTCGTAGGGTATGTATCCTTCATTAACTTCAGATCCAGTAAATGAGGCAAGATTTACATTTCCGTTGCTATAATAGAGGGTAGTATTATCAGAAGTAGTTGTTCTGATGAAGGTTTGTTGAGATAAAGCTCCTAGAGAACCAGCATAAGTTTCAGAAGCTCCAAAGTCGTTATACTGTTTTAGATTAACTAGATAATAAGAAGAACCAGCTACCGCTAAATTTGCATACACATTAGATCCTGTAGAATCACCGTTTGCATAAAAAGTCTCACCCAATGCAATAGCATTAGAATTAATGGTTCCAGCTATTAGAGCAAAAACGTTAGCATTTGATTCATCATTGACAAAGTTACCATGCATGTGAATTGCATACACATTCCCACTCGAACTACCACTCATACGTGTCATGTTATTTGCATCGTATCTAAAGTTTAACGGAGTGCTATTAGCAAAGCCAATAATATGACCTATTCCTCCAAATGATGAGTCTACTAATACATTACCTGCAACAGGTCCTTCTTCTGTTGTGCTCTCAACAACATGCTCATGTTGATCATTATAAGTAGTTTGAATAGCTTGTGTTGCAAGTAAGTCAATAGCAATTTGACCAGTAATAGTAGAACCAAAATCTCTAATTTGTGTAATGTAGGTACCTGATCCATCAGCTAGAAGATCAGTAGGAGATCCTCCAATTGCAGAGAATCCTGTAGAGGTTCCGTTTGCATTATCAACTAAAGAAGAATCAAAAGGTGAATCAATTGACGAATAAGATAAACCACCTGTATTAGAATTGGCAAATGAAGGAAAGTTTTCTTCGTCAGAGTTGCTATTAGTAATGTCAGAAAAATCGACTGGTGGAGAGTCTTCACTATACGCAGCAACAACTGTAGTACGTTTTGGTCGAGCAGTTGTAAGAGTAATTCCAACCACTCCTTCGCTAAAGTTACCGCTTGTATCACGAGTTCTTACTAGATAAGTAAAGGTTCCAAAAATATCAATTGGAATTGATTTTCTATTAACACCTGCCGCGACAGTTACATAAGATGAACCTGCTAGAAAGTTTTCTAAAGTTGCACTATATATTCCCTGTATCCGTCTAATTACAACCTCTTTCAAATCTAAATCAACTAACTCTTGATTTTGACGTACATATTCCCAAAAAAGAGTTATCTGGTCTGTCTGCTGACCTCCTGTAAAGTTAAAAATATTACTAGGTGGTGCGGTTTTGCCTACAATTGATTTACTGATTGAAGAAGTAGACCCGCGTAAATTTTTATTTAGTGGTGTCACCCTAAAAGTTACAGAGTTAGTTTGAGAAGAAAGTCCTCTGTTTATACCATTTACTGTAAACCTAATCTTTCCATCATCGTCAACTCCTGTAGCCGGAACTTTTACAGTGTTAAAAGAGGTCAAGTCAGTACCGCCATCATCTGTTCCTACAGCATCTACACTATCAAGTTTATATGAAATTTCATAATCTGTTACTTCTTGAGAGTTAATATGATCAAATAAAACAGTTACTCGAACAGCTACACCAGAATTTTGTTCCCTGTATAAAGACTCTCGAACATCTAAATTATTTACTTTTTGGATAGGTAACGGACTAATAGTTATATTTTTTTCAACAAAAGGACTTGTTCTTTTAAATGGATTAATATTTCTAGCCTTAACTGATACACGTCCTTGAGGTAAGTTTTTAATAGTAAGATCCTCATTTAAAAACACTCTATCATAGTCAGCATTAACTTGTAAATCATATACACCAGAGTTAGCTAATTTAAATGTTCCAGGATAAACTGTCTCATCATAGTCAAATGTACATGTATTTGCTAATACATTGTTAATAGTACCAACAGGATTAGGAGAGACATTAACAAACGCAATAGAAGATAGATTACTTGTTGGCGAATCTGCAAATTGAATTCTGTATATTGAGTTAGTAGTCAGCTGAACATTATATGTAGCTGATGTGGTATCGTAGCTAGTATTAACTACTGAAAATACATTCCCAGCTCCTGCTTGTAAGTTATCACCTACCTCAATAGCAGGAACTGTATAATGATCAAGTTCTACTCTATATGTTATATCACTAGTTCCTACAGTATATTGTACATTATCTTTAAACGTAGAATTTTTATTTAAACTGAATTGTCCTGTCGATTGTTCAACACCATCAATATATAGCCTTACTTCACCAATATTACGTACTCTAACTGGTAAATCAATATATTCTGACTCACCAGCATTAACTGTTAAATTGCCTTGTAAAGAAATTTGCCTCATAGAGCCGCTTACGTAAAATGAGTTATTTGCATAAAAACGAGAATCTAATAATTGATTAAGAGTAACATAAAAAGGTGCGGCTGGTAATACGTCAATTAGATTTAAAGCACCTGTTAGAGTATTCTCAATATCAATTGTATCACCTGATTTATTGTATGTAACTATGTTAGCAGAAACTGCGACTAAATCATTAGCATAAGCTACAAAATCTCTTGAGCTATTTACAGATGTTTTTTCTTTTAAAGGTACAGTGATTCTATCATCACCTTTAAGTCCTAAAAAGGATCCGTCATTAACTTCTAGCACATGTTTAGCAAAATTTTCATCATGAATAACATTTAAGCCTTCCACAACTAATCTTACATTACTAGTACCGTCTCCATTATCTATTTCTGAATAAGCATTACATAAAAGTTTAATTTCACCAGCAAAACTAGAAAAGCCATTTTTACCAGTAATTGTTGAAGTGATTGCTCCGTTACTTATTGCGCTTGTATTATCAACTGTTAATGAAAGAACACTAGAAGAAGAATTATTGATCAGAGTACTTGCGACTGGAAGGGAAACAAAATATTCTGTTGAAAATCCTTGCTGATAGCCGAGTCGATCAGTTTGATTATCTATAACAGCATCGAATACAATAGTTCCATCTAAATTACGTCTTAATTGTTTTTGTAGAGTAAAGTTTGGAGCTGGTGGAGGAGAAAAAGAACTTTCAATATCAGTATACGCAGTTGGAGTATAATCAATGAATGAATCAGAATCTACATACACATTAGAAACATATTCTTTTGCGATAATATTTACTTCTTCATCAGCAGTTTCTCTTTCAATTTCTGCAACAGTAAATAGTTTGCCAGCTTTATTAGTATAAAAGTTTCCAGGATTTTCCCATTCACCAATAGTCCACAAATCACCTTTTGTTGGAGCATTATTAGAAGTAAAAGTACTATATGAATCAACAGTTTTAGTTATTGGGTTATATCTACCTGTAATAGTAACATTTGCTATATCAAAACCTGTACTAACATTATCTGTAGAAGTAAGAGTAAAAGTTGAATTACTTAAAATATAAAGATCTACACGATCAGAGTCAGTTTTAATAACTCGCAACGCAATTGGATAAGTATTTGCAGTAAACGTTGTGTTAGAGAGAGTTGGTTCAGTAAAATGCTCTAAATATACATGAGACTTACCAGAATCAGTAGAAGAATTTTGAGTTACCTTACCTCCAAACCCATAATTAATTCCTGTCATGTTTTGAGAAATCGAAATTACATCACCTGGTGCTAGATTTAATGCATCAGTTGAGGTAGTAAAAGAAACAACTCGTCTTAAGTAGCGAGAAGCTGCTATCTGATATTGAGCAAAACGAAGTGCCTGGCTCCTACGAGTTACACCAGCTAAATCGAGAGATTCAATATTTTCAATTGTGCTTCTATCTGAACCATCGTTCACATCAACAGTATCAATACGAGCAACTTCTCTTTTATAGTGATTTGTTGGCTCGATATAACTAATATCAACGCCAGTAATAATATCGCTCTCTCTACCGCCACTAATTTGAAATGATCCTGCTTTTATATTCGTTTCATTAAATAGCATTGTTGGAAGTTGATCAGGTTGATCAACAGCAAGAGATATTTTACCAAAACTGTGGATTAAAGTTCCTCTAAACGAAGCAGCAATAGAATTTAAAACTTCAAGTGTCTGTTTTTGATCAGATATGAGAATATCACATATAAATCTGCGCTCTTTAATTGCTGTACCAACAGGAATACCTTGTAAAGTTTTTCTTACACCAGTGAATGTGCCTCTAGGTTTATGTGTAAAAGAACCGTCAGATTGACCATCAACACCAATAAACTCACCAGTAATAGCGTCACAAGCATCACAATACTGGGCAACTTGATAAAACTTATACTTATCTATATTATCTTCTGGAATTCCTAGTCCATAAGTTGAATTAGTTAAGATGTCATAAATAATCCAAACTGGATTTTGTGTCCAAGAATAAACAAAAGTTCCATCCCAAGTTCCTACATAAATTTGTGGGTTTGCATCAGTTAACTTTGTAGCAGTGCCAGACTTTTGAAGGCTATATCCGTTAGTAGTATAACCATAACTTCCTGTTTCAGAAAGTTCAAGCTCACGCCAGTCAATTTGTCCATCAGTTAGAATGGGTTGGTTATAATTTGAAGGTACTTTTACAAGCAGTCCTTTAACTAGTGAACTCATTGTTGGGATTGATCCTACATGTTCATTAATTGCTTTTAATGCATATCCTACAAGAGCAGTTCTAGGAAATGTTTGTGGAGTGTTTTCAATCTCATACCAACCTACTGCCTGAATATTAGAAGTAACACGAGAATCAGAAGACTCGTCAGAGGTTTTTTCAATAGTGAATCTATATCCGTTTTCTGATTTCGATGCTTCAGGTATTTCAAACGTGACGAGTCGTTTGTAAGGAGTACTTGTTTTACCATTTATTGTAACTGTGAGTGGGTCGCCAATTTGTGTTGATCCTGTGCTGTCAAAAAAGGTTACTTTTATTGTGAGAGAATGAGCTTTGATATTACCATTATTATCTTGTCTTTGAAGAGCGTTTACTACTAGAATAATAGATATTTCATCCCAAGCTCGCGCACTAGTTTCTTGAAGTAGAACTTTAGAAGCGGGAATTCCATCAACATTACCTTTTTTAAGGGTTACAGGAGACGAAAAAGTTTGAGGAGTAACAGTCTGCTGCCCAAATTTTCGTAATACAGATTGGGTTGTAGTGCCAGTTCGTGAGAGAGTTTTAAATACATCAGTATTTTCCGAACCATCACCGTCTAACTTAACTAAATCATCAATAGAATTTTCAGTAATTTCAATATCTTGAGGACCATTAGGGTTAACTCTATAAACAGGTCCTTCACCTAATGCTGTTAATAGAAATAAGATATCTGTTGAAAAAAGTGTATTCGGATCTTCAGAGTAACCACCGCCTCCACCTTTACCGCCTCCAAGACCGCCTTTAATTTGAGGAACTTTTTGATTATTATAAGTTGTAAAATAACGTCTCATGTTGCAAATCTCGATTCAACGGTAATGTTATCATCACGTCCATGATCTACTGTATCTAGGTAGCCACTAATAAGCTGTCCTGGAACACGGTGCATACCATAGATAAGCGGAATAGGAGTACTACTTGATATCGTATTTTGAAGACCTCCGAACATATCATTTGATCTCACATTTTGATCAGTTTGTTTAATGTCTTGGCGTTGTGTAAAAAGCATAGTGACAAGAGCTAGTCCTGCGTTCACAGCAAGAGTTCCAGCAGAGATGCCTAACCCAGCTGATGCAGCGGATCCCCCACTTAATGTAGTACTCATAGCTATTGTTCTTCCAGCTTCTGCTCCAACTGTAGTTCCTGTATACCCAGAAGCAGCAACAGCAGAAGACCCTCCTCCTGCAAAAGCTCCCATTACATAAGGAGCCGCAAAATAAGCAGCTGTCGCAATAGCTGCATAGGTTAAAAGTTTTTGAGTGCGTTTTCCGCCACCGCCTACGATGGCAGGTACGATATGAAAAACATCATCTGTTTTTACAGATTTAATAAATAATTCTTGATCAGAAATTGGTTTAAGATTTTTATCTAAAAGAGCATAACCTTCTTGACACTGCCCTTGCTCAATAGCTTTAGCATAACGCTGAAACTTTGGATGCATTGCTCCAAGATAATAAAGAATATCAGCATATTTTTTAAAGTCAGCTTTATATTCAAGTTCTGTAAAAAGAGATTTAAAAGCTGAATGTATTTTAATTTTAGCAAGCAATATGCTTCTCCTGAAAATCTGCAAAAATTAAAGAATCTATATCTTCGTTATACCAGTATATGTAAAATTTATTGTTAAAACCAACTAAAAATTTATACTCCTGAAATGCTGCACCTATTTTGTCCTCTTGACTTGGAATAGGGTTATCTTGGCCTGGGTGTGAATGAAAAATTCCCCATATGTTACCATCATTCTCAACAAGAGCTGCCGGATCTAAATAAAAAGTTTCTTTTGGATTATCACTAATGTTTTTGCAGGGAATGTAATTAAAATCTTTTGTAATAATACCTACCGCTTCAAGAGGGTAATCTCTTAATGCATGATTATTCATATCTTGTTTAATTTTTATAAATCTTTCCATCGTGCTCTCTTAATTGTATATTGTTTAAAATATTTATGATATGTATGAACACTACTAGGTCTGTTCTCAAGCATATGTAATATTTTATCATCACCTACGTACATAGCAACATGATTTGTAACATTAGTAGAACCTAAACTCATAGCAATAAAATCAAAAGGTTTTAATTCATTAACCTCTAACCAATCACCATTGTTAGAGGCATTTAAAAAGTATTGTTCATGAACTTTTTGATACCATTGATCATCAACTAGTTTTAAAAAATCACTACTAGTATAAGGAATCGTTATGTCCTTCTCTTGTTTAAGAATATATCTTAAAAGAGTGTAACAATCCATACCAGATTCAGGATTTTCTCCAAATAGTTTATAGGGAATGTTTATATATTTTTCATACCATTGATTCATGGCGATATAAGGCGTGCAACCTCTCTACCCAATACTGGGATAAAGTGTCAACACGAGAGACTCCCCCCTCCTCTATGTGAAGCATTTGTGTTGGTGCTAAAAACATTGCAAAATGTGTAATACAATCTGTTTTTGTTGACTTAAATGCTATTACATCATAGTTTTTTGCTTCTGTCAATTTTACTTTTACAGCACACGTTGAAGCCCATCCATCTACATCTGTAGTAGAAAAATGCTTCATCCAGGCTCTTGATTTAGGGTAGGTAGGAAGAGGAAAGTTGATTAAAAGTTCTTGAGCATAGAATTGACGAATCAGCTCAATACAATCAAATATACCATACTCATGAGGTATTCCTAAATATTTCTGTACCATTCTGCTAACTCTGGAAATACGGATTCAAAAGATTCATTTCTAAATAAATCACTTCTTAAATTCATTTCTTTAAATTTACTTTGTAGATTAGAATCATCTTTAGAGTTCATATGCTTAAGTGAATCTAGTATAGTGTTTATTTCATAGGTACTTAAACCTTCAGATGAGAGTAAAAATTCTTTATACTGCATATTAATTTGTTTTTTAAGTTCTTTTGGTAAAATTGAAGTTGATTGATAGTTGGGATTTGTTAAATTAGTAATGCTAAAGGATTTTCCTAAAGATTTAATCCACAAAATAAGTTCTATATTACTTGAAATTGAATACACGCTACTAACTAACGAAAATGTCTGAATGTATTTAGAAAATTTTATAGAATTTTCTTTAAAAAGATTAATATCTAATCCTTTTCTACCGTATTCAGCCCTTTCGTCAAATCCTTCAATACTAGGCCAAAGTTCGACCTTTTTAAAACTATTCCATAATTTTTCAATATCATAAGATTTGAAAGATCCCTTATATGATAAATTAGTATTATATGATAAGTCTATATTTTTAGAGCAACCATTATCAACTAAAAACTGTAACATTTTGTAATGACCTTCTTGAACAAAAGGCTCTCCTCCAGCAAAATACAGTACCTTGATATATTGCTTTATTTTGTTTATATCATTCCAAAAATCAAGATTATCGGTCCAATGATCATAATGGTTAGGACTATTACTATCAAGTATACCGAAGTATTTATCTTCTTTAGCCCACGAAGAAGAAGCGTAAGAACCACACATTCGGCAGCTAAAGTTACACAAGTTACCAAACCTAAAATCTAAATATATTGGAGGATTATTTACAGAACCGTCGCTATTAGTAATATCATAGAGTTTTGAATACTGCGAGTATTTTGAATTCATACGCTGACGATGACTTTCAATACCTTCTTTTTCCCAGTCATAACAAACTCGGCAGTCTTTAACAGGAATATTTGAAAGCATTGATAGTCTTGCAGATTTAATGTGAGCAGAGTTAAATGCTTGCAGAGGAGATAATCCTTTACCAAAAAGATTGCCACTATCATTTAAGGTAAAGCAGCATAAAGCATACTCACCCGAAAGATCACCATACTGATGAATCCAGGGTAATATACAACGTTTATCCTCTTGGGATTGTTCGTCCTGTGCCAGGAAAGCCTCCAAAATGAAGTTGATTGTTTCGAAGGGTGCATGCTTGGAGAGATTTAGAACAAATATCTCCTGATGAATCTGCAGCTATTTCGTTGTTAGCTGCAATTGGGTTAGTATTTGCAACTACGCCAGTAGTTGCTCCAGGAATTTGACCACCGCCAGGACCTGGGTATTGGCATTCTGGGCCTTTATACGTCCATTGACATGTGTTTTTATAATACTTACGTTTTGGAGTGACAAGTTTAAAGTATTGTAACCAAGAAATTAAACCGAAAGTCGCGACAGAATCGTTTAATTTCTCAAGTTGATCTATCTTGAATTTATCTTCAATGTAAGATTCTGAATCAGCCTCACTATTAACAATATAGAGGGGATCTCCAATCGTTACATTAGCGTCTAATTCATTTGAAAGAAAAATATAACTGTTTTCTTCAATTGCTTGAATAGTAGCTTCAGTGGTTCCAATTTTTGCTCTAACGTTATCACCAACTCTATAAGGCAGAGCATTAAACACTTCTATAACATTTGAACGAATAGACTCAATAGAGCTATATTCAGGCCAAGTATCTAAAAAATGAGCAAAAGTAGTTTTAATCTCTACTACACCGCCTAATAAGTCTCTTGTATCCATTTTTTGCTCAACCCACGTGCCGCCGACATTTAAAGTTTGTGTCCTATCAAAAGCAGCGTTAGAAGTGCCATAATAACCAACTATATCAGCGTCATAGTCTAAACCATCAGGATTGCCTGTAGTTCCTGGGACAGTACGAGGATCAATTCCATTTACTAATTCACCGTTTACGGTCGCGGTGACAGAGTTAGAAGAGTTATTACCAGCTAAAAAAGGATCTTCAACTAGTCGAGTAATAATGTTATCTACATTAAAAATATCAAGAGTAATTTCTTCAATAGTTCCTTCTGAACCTTGAGTTAAAGTAGATGAGTTGACAGGGAAAGGTATGTAAGAAGTTCCACCAAGAGATACATTGTATAGTATATCAGAGGTTAAATCACCCACAATTTCAGCAAAACGAATAGGAAAATAATGAGGCCAAGCTCTACCTGCACCTTGTCCAGTTGGGTTGCCAGCTGCATTAGGAGGATACCACTCACCAGGATAATAAACCGAGTAGAGACGAACAATCGGATTTTGAGTAAAAGCGTTCTTTTCTGCTTTAAACCCACTAGGAGTAATTGCAGACACTGTAGCAATAGCTGTAGTAGAGTTGGCAGAAAATACATTACTTAAAAAATTAGCTGTAGTTAATAACCCGTCTCCACCAGAAGCTGTAGTTGTAACAATGGTATTAGAATGTATTATTTCAGAAGAAGAAAACTCTTGTTGAAGATTATTAAGTTTTACCTTAAGCTCATTAGTGGTAGTATTAACATTGGCAATCGTACCTGTAGTTGCAGTTGTATTACCAATCAAAACATTTGTAGTTTGAAATGGTGCAGCATTATCAACAGTTAAAATTACGTCATAAGAGCGAGCGCTCATTAGTCAAAAACCTCTTGAAGTGTGAATGATACGGTATAAAAATTATCAATTAGTCTAGAACCTACAGAATATGTCTGTTCAATTGATAAAGGTCCTTCAAATCTTGTAGTAATTGTACCACTCTCATTGATATGTGACAAGTCAAAACTGAATGATTCAAATTGTCCACTTCTTGCATTATAAAAGTTCTCTATCGCTGTTTTTTCAACCCCAGTTACTGCTGTATATGATAGTTGATAGTTACGTTTTGAACGACGAGATTTTAACCGACGCTTTTCATACCCAGCTTGTGATGCAAATGTTGTAACATCAAATGTTCTTTGTGACGCAATACCATTATCAGGTTTACGATCTGCCATTGAAGTAAAGCGGTCAATAGTTTCAACTGATGAATCAAATACTCTAATAGAAAGAGAATCTTCTTGATCAACAGAGCCAAGAGGCGCACCACTTATCTGTGTTAAAGCAGATGTAGAAGTAATAGGAGCATGAGTAGCAGATTTATAACGAGTAGCATGAGAAAGTCTAACAAACGAAATATCTCCAGTCAATAACTCGGCTCCTACAGAATTGTTTGAAGCAATTGATACATCTCCACCAGTAGCTTGGTTAGCATACATTTCTGCATAAGAAACATTTACATTGTTCACATACAGCCGTAAATTAGCAAAGTTTGCATCATAAGATACTGCAACATGATAGTTAGATCCACCATTAGCATTACCACCGTAAACTTCTGTAATTTCTCCTGCAGTACTTACCACCATCCCAATATTTGAGTTTGATCCTACTAAACGAAGCACATAATAGTTAGTACCATCTCCATATCTAGCAAATAGAGTTTGATTTGATGTCATTGTTGTGCCTGTGTCAGGTTTTACCCAAGTATCAAGCGTGAATGATCGATCTTGAAGATTAAAATCATCAGATGAAGGAACTGTTAAAAAGTCGTCAACCCCATCAAAAGAGATATAAGTATCGTCTCCAAGTGTAGCATATGTAGCTGTATCATTATGAGAAACTGTGTGGGCTGATACAGATTCATCTGTTAAGTTTGATGTAAAGTTAAGCAGCAGCTTTGTTGCTGTATTGTCACCTATATCAATACCGCTATATCCAAGAGTTGTAGAAGGATAAACATAAGCATCAGAGTTTTGAAGCACCCCTGATACGAAAACTTGAATTTCCGACACAGAAGACACATCTACACTAGCTGGTAAAGCAAAAGCTTCTTGATGAGCATTAATCAAATAAGTATTACCGTTCACAACTGCAGTTGATGTATTAGAGTACTCTTGTACAAAAGTAGAGTAGGTTGAACGTGTTTGTACGAGTTTTGCTGGAATTGACACTGTTTGAAGTGTTAAGTTAGACGCATCAGGAGGAGTTGTGAATGATACAGTGGCTCCTGAATTAGATATAGAATACGAATCTGTAGCCTGTGCAACACCATCAATAAAAGCTGATACTTCACCACGATGAGACACAGCTGCTGCAAGATTAAATTCAGTTGTAGAGCCTCCAGTGCTAGAATAGGTTATTGTACTAGTTACTGGAAAAGCTGTTAAAGTTGCTGTTGCGTCATTAGGATATGTTGCCATTATTTACCTCTTCTCAATGATTTTTTAATAGAACCGTTGTTACGTAGATCACGAGTGATAATATCAAGAATTACTTTGTCGCCATTCATTTTTGGTGGAGCTACTGCTACAGTTTTTGGTGCTCCTTGGTTGTTTACATTCACTGATATGCTTGGAGCCTTGCCTGTTGCATTCATAGCACCAAGTGCTGCACCGCCAATTGCTTTTGCAGCTGGACGACGAATTACAAACTCACCAGGCTCTAATAGTGCTGGGACTCTATCACGACTCATCACAGCACCGCCTCCAGCCATTGCGCGAATCATACCACCTGTTGCACGTATACCACCATAACCACCACCAGCACCACCAATCTGTGCTCCAGCTGGTCCACGTCCTTGTACACTGTCTCTAGTCGGACTTTGACCAAACACACCACGATTAGCTGCAGCAAAACGTTCTGTAGCACCAAAAGCTGGAACAGACAAGCCAGGACCGTCAAGAACAGCATCTTTAAAAGCTCCAAAACCTGAAAAATATGGAGTACCTTGTGGGGTGAGTGCTGAAAACTGTTGACCAGTACCAAAAGGACTCTCAACCAGTCCACGACCTGCAGAACTCATATAAGCATCTGATCTTCCAGGAATATAATCTCCAGGCTGATAACCTGCTAAACGAGTTAATTGAGTTCCGTCAGCTCTAGTAGATACTTGAGCAAACTGATCAGCTGTTCTGCCTGTTAAAGCTGGAGCAGCTGTAGCTCCAATTCTAGTCCCAGAACTAACGCCCATCAGTCTCATAACATTACCTAAATAAGGTACAAAGGAAAAAGGATCAACTCCACGACTTCCTTTGCCGTATGTATCTTGTAAATCTTCAATTGTAGGATCGTTGATACTACCTCCAGCTGCACGTTTCACTTTAGATCCATACGCATAGGCAATAACACGAGCAATCGGATCATCTGATACGCCTGCATTAAGTTCTTGTAGTTTGCTCATACCCAGCTTTTTTGCAGCTTCTTTACGAATTACATACTCACCAGGTTCGAGCATAGCCGCGACACGGTCGCGCTTCATTGATCCCCCGCCTGCAAGGTGTACTCGACCACCAGCTGCAAACAATCCACCAACAAATTCAGCTATCGGAGCTGCAATAGTTTGGCGGAATACAGCTGATTGAATCTCACGAAGCATTGAACCAAGCATATCTCTGAAACCTTTAGCAATATTTTTAAAGGTAAGATTGCCCTCAATCAGAGCTGTATTAAGATCCATAAAGGCGTTAGTAACATGATCAATGACTACACCAGCAGCAATGTTTTTGATCTTCATCATCGTGTCACGTTCACGAGCTAAAATATCTAATTTTTCTTGAGCATTTTGAATAATTTGGGCACGTTCATTAGCATAAACTTCTTGGTCAAGATCTCTCTTATCTAAAAGCTGTTGTTTTTGGTCTTTTAAACTATCAAGTCTTGCAGTAGCGTTTTCAATTGCAAGTTGTGAATCAGCTGATGCAACCTCTTGCTTAGTTAAAAGAAGCTTTCTCTCAATGTCTGCAAGCTGACTATTTGATTCAAGATTTGCCTGTAATCTTCTTTCTTCAGTCTTATTAAGCTGCTCTCTAGCTTCTTTAACTGCCTGAGATTCAGCTAACTGTTCACTGAAGATATCTTCTGCACGGTTTTGCTGAATTTGAAGATCAGTAGTAATTACACCAATTCTTTTAAGAGTATCAGCTGATGCTTTTTCAAAATCTGCTGTATTGATTGAGATACCCAAGTCTTCTAAGCCTGTTGCTTTCAATTGTGCATTAACTACTTCAACATATTTTTGTAGTATATTAGCTTGACCCTTTAAGAATGCGTCATTTGTTAAAGCTCGTTCTTTAATTACTGCAAGTTCTCTGCGTATGTTATTAATACTTTCTAGTTTCCTATCAAGTTGGATTTTTGCTTGCGTATCTGAAATTTGTTTTTCTAATACAAATACATCTCTTTGATCTTGTACACGATTAATCTCTCTTTGTGCTTGTTGGCGTTCAAGCTCTTTTCTCTGATCAAATAAATTAAGTTCTGTTCTTTGACGCTCTTCTAAAGCAGCTTTATCCTCTTTTGCTGCTTGTAAAGCTTTACCAGCGGCAGCAATTTGAGCATTAACAACAACAAGATTTAGTTGAAACTCTTCTGCTGCTTGCTTTTTCTTCGCCTCAAGAATAGCAAGTTGCTGATCACGTTCTAATAGGATTATTTGCTCTCTTAACTGTCTTCTTTGTTCTTCTGTTGCAAGGTTTGAGAAAAATTCTAAGTCTGCAAGCTCTTTCGCGATAGGGGCTATTTGTTGTGAAAAGCCTTTTGTGATTCTTTCTTGAGCAAGTTTCGACTGAATTGATAATAACTCTTTTGAAGCTTGAGCTTGTTTTACTATATTAGCTAACTCATTAGAACTAATTTCTCTCTTTTTAACTGCAAGACTGTTTTGAGTTTCTGCTAATTGCGCTAATGCCTTATTAATTGATAACTCATTACTCAACCCATCTATAAAAGCTGCATCGCTTGCCTTAGCTTGAGTGAGTTCTCTATTTTTTTGATTTAGTGAATTACGCAGAATTAAAAATTTTAATTCATCTTCAGCAGCTTTACGAGCTTTTTCTTGAGCCCGTGCAAGTTTAGTAGTTTCATCATTCAATTTAATAATGCTACCTAACCTAGCTGAAGCTAAATCATTTATAATTGCTTGTTTTGTAGCGATTTCAGAATCTTTTTCTGCTATCGATGTAGTAATTGCATCAATTTTTTGTTTTGTTTTATTAACATCTCTGACAGCTCTTTCGTGTGCTTCTTCAATACTCACCGTCTGTGTTAATCCATTAACAGTTTGAAGAACAACTAGGTTTCCTTCAGCTTGTGCCTTGACTATATCTTTAACAGCTGCTAGCTGTTCTTCTCTCTGCTTTTGTAATGTTTCTAGTTGAGCTTTTTGCGGTGCTACTGCCTCTTTTTGTTTTTCAAGAGTTGCATTTGTAGAACTAAGAATAGATTGTTGTAGTTGTAATTGATTTTTTGTTGCAGATAACTGATCTTGGGATATCCCACCTGGACCTACGATACCAGATAAAGCGGCTCTTTCAAACTCTTTAATATCCCCTGATACAGAGCTTTTAATATCTTTTTGTAATTTCTCAAGAGTAACTAATTCATCTTTGATTGCTGAATAAGTATATAACTGTTTTTCGAGAAGAACTAATAACTCTTCTTGAGTTTCGATTCTTTTTAAATCTTCTTGGGTAACTTTACTTATATCTCCAAGTATTTGTGTATCTAATTCACTTCTAACTCTTGCTAATTGAGTTTCTACTGCTACAATTCTTTGTCCAGCACCTTCAGCAGTGAGAGCACCACGAGCAAACTCTTCTGAAAAAGACTTAAAGTTTTGTATCACTCCTACAATTGCCGCATCAGCTACTTGTGTAAATGCAAATAATTCACCCTTTGCGTTAGCGATTTCAAGAGTAAGACCTTGAAATGTAATAGCAAAGTTTTTAGTTTGAGAGTCAACAGAGATTAATCCAGCGGAAAATAAACCAAATAGTTCTCCAGCAGCAATACCAGTACGTGCTGCAAGCTGATTTAACAATTCAAATGCAGAAGCTCCTTGCACACCAAAAGAGGTAATCAAAGATTCTACTTTTTCTAAGATCTGAAGCTCAACAAAAGCTTGTCTTCCTTCAGTTCCGAATTTTTTTGTTCTTTCTGTAGCATCTGCAATTGCTGCACTTAATTCTATAGTTACTTGAGCTGTTTTAACACTTGCATCGTTTAGATCGCTTTGTAAACTGATTATATTTTCTAAAGTATTGCCAAAAGCTGTGATCGGAGCTTCCAAATAACTTACATTAAAAACATCTTGTAAACTTTCTCCAGCTTTTTTCGTAGCTTCTTCTAGTTGTTTTGGTAGTAAGCCAGCTGTTTCAACTGTTAAAGAGATTGTACTTGCAACCTCAGCCAATGTTCCATTAAATCTTTTTGCCTCAGCGTTTGAGTCTCGTATTAACTTTGATAAAAATGCAATCGGAGATAATGCTTTTCCAAAAATCTGTCCTACAACTGCTAAAACACCTTCAACAATACCTACAAAAATCAAAATTCTATTACCAAAAACTAACAAGGTTGAAATAGTTGTTTTCAGTTTAAGCGCAACAGCATTTACCCCATTAAATACTGTGGTAGCAGCAGCTCCATAAAGATTAGTTCTTGTGCTTAAGTTATCTACTTCTCTTGCTAAACCATTTAACAAGACTTTTTGTGTTTTAGCACGTGCGTTAGCTTCATCAGACCTTTTAACAAATTTAGTTTGAGCATCTGCAGCTTCACGTAAAGCAGCTGCAGATGCTTTTGCATCAGCAGGAGAAATGGTTCCACCTTCACGTAAAAACTTTAATACTTTTACGCCTTCTGCAGCTTGCTTACCGCCAAATAAAGTACCAGGAGAAATTTTATTAGATGACTGAGCTATTTCAGATGTAGCTTTTTGGAAGGCTTGGTTATTTGTCTGTGCATTTAGAGCTAAAGAAGAAAGACCACCTGAGACCTTACTAATAAAACCATCAAAAGCAGTAGCAGCTCCGGCTAAAGCCCTACCAAATAGTTGTCGTAACAACAACCCTATAGCAATAACAGCTGCAGATAAGTTGTTTGAGATAAACTCTGCTACAGGAGCTAAGAAGTCAGCTAAGAAAGAGCCTAATTGCTGCCCAATGTTAGCAATAGTAGCACTTAATCTTTCAAGCTTCTCAGCTGTCGTCGGAACAGTGGTATTAATAGTTGCAAATTTACGTGCACCTTCTTCTAGTACAGCATTAGCGAAAGCTTGACGACGTTCAAAGTTTGTAAGGGAGGAAGCTGTTTTACCAGTTTGGAGTGCGTATTTTTCTACGGCAGGATCGAGTCTAGCAAAAATACCGAGTTCGTCTAAAAGTTCAGGTTCAAGTTTACCGGCACCGCGAACAATTCTTTGAAAAGCATCTGTTAAATTACGGCCTAAAGCACGGGAAGCTTTAAGAGATACTGCGGTTAAACCTTCTAGCTGAGGTCCAAGACCCGCTGAAAGAGCAATATTAGCTTGTTGAGCTGTTTGAACAACAGATAGCTGTCCTTTAGTAATATCTTGAAGATTAGAAATAACTTCTGATCCCACTTGCCCAAAAGTTGCAGCTAGTCTATTTAACCCATCAATAGTTTGTTCAGCGCGAGCTGCACGATTTAACGCAGTAAAAGCAGCAGTGATCGCAAAAATGTTAGCAGCTGCACCAGCGTAAGCTCCTACTAGACCGCCTAAACCAGCAGCTTGAGCGGAGAACTGACGACCAGAAGATGCAGAAGCTTGACCAAGACGTGTTTGGGCTTTACCAACTCGTTCTGTGTCTTTTACAACTTTATTTGCACCTTCAGACTTATACCTATTAATTACTGTATTGGTTTGGGTGGTCAATTAAGATCTTCCTCTCTGAACCTTTGCTAAAGATTCACGTTGTTTAGCTTTATCACTATAATACTTGGACATTTCTGATTCCGCAACCTTTAATAGTTCAAAAACTGTTTTACGGTTACTAATTTCATAAATATCCATTATAGTTCCAAGACCACTATAATCTTTACCTAACCAAGTTCCATTCATACCTTCCCAATTATCAGGCAGAGAATTTAAAAGGATTAAAGCTTGTTGAGCTTCTAATGGTAAATCAGATGGGTCTTTTGGTAATTGGTTTTCTTCAATTTCCCAACCCATCTGTTCACACATTTCAATGTATTGTTCAGCAGACATACCTCCAGCATGTAAAGAGTTCTGGAGGTATTCAGTTAGTTTTTTGCTGCTTCGTCAGCCTTCTTTTTTGAAAATTGCTCAAAATCATTCATAGCATCTGTAATAAATTGGTCAAACACCGTAGAAGACTTAAGCAAATCAATTGCTTCTTCCTCTGAATATTCAACCTCTTCATTAACATCAGCACCTGAAATATCAACTGGAAGTAACATAGGTAAATGTTTAATTTTTAATCCACGCCAGCCCATGATAGATTTACCTGCATAGGCTTCTAGAAAACGATCATTATCAATTTCTTCTTCTCGTTGGCGAGTGCGTTTATTAAATTTAAATGTTAGTGATTGATTGCGAATTTTTAACAGGTCTTCTCTTGTTAAAAAACAAAGATGTACCTCGAAACCCTCAACATCTGGAAAAGGAATCCAGCTTGTAGTTTCTTTTGCAATTAGATTTTTAATTTTACTCATTATTTCCCCTCGTAAAATACGAGTGCCCATCACGTATCTGCTTCTCAAAGGTGAGGGGGAACCTTGATTTGCAAGTGATGGGCACTCTTCTGGTTAAAAAGTGTTAGTGTTCCCCCTCAGAAACACTTAATTAATTAAGATTTAGCAGCAAAGATTGTTACTTCACCACCGCTGCCTTTATTGGCAGTAGTTTCTTGAGCCACAAAGTTAACTGACATTGAGATAACATCTTCAACAGCTAGTGATGGGAACTCAAACTGAACAGCATCAAGCTGGAATGCTACATAAGGAGCAGTTGTTCCACCAATGATGAGGTTAGCGTTTGAAGTTTGTGCAGATGAAGTACGTGAATCATTCTGAATATTTCTCAAGAATTGAGCTGATTCAGTGTCTCCTGCACGAAGATACATTGTAGCAGAACCTGTTACAGCACGTGTGCCAGTAAACTGACCGATTGGCTCGTTTAGGTTTGCAAGTTCTTCTGGTGTTAAATATGTAATATTGTTGTTATAGTCAAAGCTAACAGCTGTAACTGGGAAGGTGTACTTCACGTCTGCTCCACCAGCTGAAGGCTGGTGATGGAATTCAATAGCACTTAAACGATTCTTAATGAATGAGTTAGTGGCAATTGAACCGGCAACGTTCATCTGATTGAACGGATGATAGTGAGCTGTTACTGTGGCTTCTGAAGCGTTTGAGTTAGCTGTTACAGAAGAACCATCATTAAGAACACCACCAAATACTGAAATAGCATTATCACGCTGTGTACTTGTAAGTTCTTTAAGAGTTGTTCCAAAACCTGTCCAAGTAGTAGTAGCAATTTCTTCGATCCCTGCATCAACAGTTACCTGATTAACAGTAGCGTTAGATACCTGATAAACCACGTTATCCATTTTGAAGTACATGTGATTTTCTTGTGCAGTAGAGAAGTTTGAACGAGTTGAGTGTGAGCCTGTTCCTGCAGCTACGTTAGTAGTTTCAAGTTTTCCACCAGCCCCCCATACAGATTGTTCATCAACCCCACTTGCAGGTGCAGTATTAGAAACCATTGCTTGCCACATAAACCAGTCAGCAACTGGTTTAGCATTACCAGTTTGAGTAGTACCAGCATCAGTACCTCCAGCGGCAGCACCAGTGATAACACCGGTTGGGCGAAGGTAAACCTGTAGATTCCAGTCAACTGGGTTAATAGCAGTATTAAAGCGCTGCTGTGAACGATCAGGTGTTGTACCTGATTCGAGGCTTGTAATATCCTGTGTTGCAGAGGTAGATGTAGCTGCAAAGCCTGCTAACACTTCAAGTTTCCAAGTGTTCTCAGGAGTCATAGCAGTAACTGCAGCACCGTTGAGCAAATCAACAGTGGACATAAATACCTCTGAATTTCTTTGTAAATTAAGAGATGCCATCCCTTTTCTCCTTATCCGTCTATTCTATAGACAATTGTTAGTTCTACCTCTGCGAGCCCATAAGGAGTGGCTAATCCTTCATCAGTAGAAATATTATCTATGGTTATATCTAATATTCCTTTATCAGGATTGTCCCCTAATGAATAGATAACATGCTCAATATCTTGAACTAAGCTATCAGAGAGGCTTTGAGAATTATCTTCTCCAAATACGTATGCTCTTATGGTAACGTCTAAAACTCCTACCGTCAAACTTTTAGAATTAAAATCTCTAATTTCGGTACCAGCGCTAACGTAAATAGATGGAAAATCGTTAACTTCATCTAAAAACTTAAGCTTTCGAAAAACGTTATTAAATAAGTTGTTTACATACGTATACGATGGATTAAAATCAGAAG